GAATTATAGGACTTATGAACTAATCAAAGAAGGTCAAGTTATTCACCAAACTGAAGCTCAATCTGCGGATTCAGCATTAGATTATTTTATTTTATTTCACGAAGACATTATGACTTCAAAAAACTATCAACTTAAGACTCGTAAATTTTCACAATTAAGTCGTTAGACCCTTTAATTATTCGGTGATAACTTTCTTTGGGGATGTTTAATACGTCCCCTTTTTTCATTTCTGTTGGTAATTGATCTTCAAACTGAAAATACCATCCCTCAGACTCCAATATCTCCACAATACGGTCGTTTTTATCACGATGCCATACCAATTCATCACTCTCAACACTTTCTTTAAAAATGCGGGTGATTACACGGTCATTTACTTCTTCCTGATAAGGATTTACCACCATGTTCCACCACCACTTAGTCCTAAAGACTTCGCATATCTTGGTAAACGACAAGCCCAATAAGACGCAGTTGTTTTATCTTTGGTTGTATGACACTTGTGTCTTGCAGCAAACGATCTCTTAGCATCTGGATCTTTTAATTTGACAGCCAAAGATCCACCACCTCCCGCAGCACCAAAGGAAACCTTTTTTACATTGCCCGTCTTTGGGTCTTTTACATAAACCTTGAACTTTTTTCCACCACTACCTCCTCTCATAGGTTTGTTTAATTGAACCTTTTTTCCCTGATACTCGGCTTCATACAACATCGGAATATCCAAAGGAACTAATTCCCCTTCATAAAGTTCAAACAATCCGATATCAGTATTTTTAATTAACCATCTATCCACTTGATTGGTGAAGTTTTCATAACCCAAACTTCTTGCCTCCCTAAATAAAGAGAAATATTTATCAGATCCCATCCTAAAAACATTTTCGTGAATTGAAATATTGTTATCTATGTGGTATTTCATTTCTTCACTCAAAACTATCTTATTTTCATTGAGGATTTTCCACTCAAAAATTGGTTTTTTACTCATAACTGATTCTTTTTTGTACCCTTTTATTTGAATTCTTGTTGGTTTTTGTCCCTTTCCTGATTGAGGATCTTTTTTTTCTTTTGCTCTTTTTCTCGCACAAGCAGATTTTTTCTCTTCTTCAGTCATTTTGGACGCTACAGATCTAGCCCGACACACAGGATAACCCCTTGTTTCACCCTCATCTCTTCCACAGGGGGGGTGACCACCACCTTCCTTTTTTTTACATATATTTACCCACGGACCTTGTGGTTGTTTTGATCCTTTAGATTTTTTCTTTTTACCGAACCAAACCGCTAAATCTTCTTTTAACTGAGACATCTTTTTTATTGATAAATATAACGAAAAATTGTATTTTTTACCTATGGAAAATCAAGAAGAACAAAAACCACTCGGTATTTTATTCAATACTCTGAATTATTACACAATTGATGATTTGAACAAATTTATAGATAATCTTACAGTAGAACAATCCATGTTTTGCTTGATGTGGTGCTGTGAATACGCACAGGGGAAGGGTATTCTGAGTTTGGAAGAGGCTGAAATTATAAGTAAATCTATAAGAAAAATCAGAAATTCTGAGGAATAAAAAAAGGGAACCGAAGTTCCCTTTTTCTTTGTGTTATGAATTGATTATCTCAACTCTCTAAGGTCGAATGTTCTAACACCATCAACTGTGATTCTACCGTAGAATCTGTTGTTCACCATCTTCTTAGCGTATCTGGTCATGATACCCTTGATTGGGGTGAAGTTGAATGGGTTATACATAGTTGGTGTCAACTGAAGTGGTACGTATGGTGCGTAAACGTAACCTGTGTCAAGCAATGACGTTCCCTTGTGACCAATCAAGATTTGGTTTGGTGGGAAGTATGGGTCACGGTAAACCTGGTATCTACCAGACAATGTACCAACTCTTTCAATACCCATATTGTATTGATCCTGTTCAGGAGCTGCGTTTGAAACGTGGAAGTATTCCAAGTCATCAAAAATAGCTGAAACTTCGGACGAAACAACGATCCAGTTAGCACCACCTCTCAATGTTGATTTGTGGATTTGTGCAGAAAGTTGGTTGATCGCAGTGATCAATGTTTGGTTCCAATCCTTCTGTGTGTACTGTGTCAATGGGTTAGCGGTTGTACCTCTCTTCCAACCGTTGTAGTCCCATCTCAAGTTCCAAGCGGCACCTTTTCTCAAGTCTCTCAAGATTTCTCTATCGATTTCAGCTGCGACTTGTTCTGACAACAACGCTGTCAATTCAGCCTCAGCATCGATGTTGTGAAAAGCCGCAACATCTTGAGCGAGTTCGGGTGACCATTGTGCTCTTAACTTTCTTTCAGCCACGGAAACTGTAACTGATTCAAGATCGAATGAAACTTCACCGATTCTGTCTTCAAATTCAAGTTCCTCGTAAACTCTGTAAGTACCAACAAATTGAGCTTGTGTATCAGTTGCATTACCTGTGAATGTGAAACCAGAGTATCCATCCAAAGAATCAGCACCGATTGAGCACGGAACTTGTAAATCAACTTCTAAATAGATAATACCAGCGGCGTCGCAAATATTATCATAAGTACCACCATTAGCTGTACTAGTACCACCAAAAGTTGTTGTAGTTTGTGAACCATATTGAACAATTCCTTTTCCATATTTTTGTGTTACAACTCTAAACAACAATGGTGCGCTTGTGCTTTGTGTGAAACCTGAGAACTTGGAAGTTGCGGGTGTTGTAATTGTTAAATCAGAAAGGAATGTCTCTGAATCAACCAAATTACCATCAGGTCCCAATAATTTACCATAACCACCGTTAGAAAAACCAGATAATGAAATCAAAGCTTTTCTATATGTACCAGCAGTGTATGCCGATGAAATCAAATTACCATCACTCCAAGCGACTGTAGTTGCAACTGCGGTAACAGCACTATATCTACCTTTTGAGTAATCAAACAACCCTGGAGGATCTAAAGCCGCTTCATTTCCTTCATAAAATCTATCATAAAGGTTTTTACCGTCATTAACACCATATCCTTGGTTTGGATTATTATCACCACTATTTACTGCTTCAGGTGAACCAACAGGTGGATAATGTGCATTTCCTGTATCATAAGCCTGAATCTTAGGTACGAAGTAGAAAAGTTTACCGATTGGTAAGTTCATCGCTTGAACAGAAACGATATCATTAGCCAAAAGTTTTGAGAAAACTCTTCTGATGATAGGGAATACAACAGTTTCAAATGAACCTGAAGAATCCGTTGACGCCGCTTCGTTGACTAAGTGTGACGCTTGGTTCTCATAAAGTTGAGCCATGTTTTCTTTTAGATGACCGCCCAATCCTTCCAAGAAACCAAGTTTGTCCCATCTGTTTATAGTGTCTTCTTTGATAACTTTAAGGTGCTTAAGACCGATGTTACCAACTAAACCACTTTCTAATAATGCTCCCATATTAATTTTTTTTGTTTAGTTTATTTGTTTATTTTGTTCATCAAATCTTTCATTCTCAAGAACTGAGCGTTCTCGTATGTTTTAGATTCAACTAAGTTTGTTGAACCTTTTTGTGGTGTTTTTTGAACTTTGTTAACCACAGACTCGGTTACAACATTTGTAGAGGAAACCAATTCATTCTTAATTGACTTATAGAGATTTTTTGATTCTTTTAATGTCTCTACGTTGTCAAATCTTTTAAGAATATTGATTTTCTCCTGTTTGGTTGTAGAATGTTCAGTGAACAATCTGGTAGCGTAAGCTAAATTTGAGTTGAAAATCGCAACCTCATTTAATTTAGTTCTGAAAAGATTAAGAGCCTTTTTGTACTCTTCATTCTTTTCTTTAAGCTGACTTATTTGTTTTTGATAAGATTCAGCTCTTAAATCATAAGGTGCCGATCTTGGTTTTGGTAAACCTTTTTTACCAAAAGCCCTTCCATTACCCAAGGTTCTAGCCGCTTCCTTGGCTTCTTCTTTGTGCGCCTCACCTTCGTGAGCCTCTTCGTATGTTTCTTCTAACTCAACTTCTTCCTCTTCTTCGTCTTCTTCTTCTTCGTTAAATTCAATTTCATACACCATTTCTTCAGAGTCCATGTCTTCCATTTCTGAAACTTCAAACTCCTCTTCGGAATCTTCCATTTCATCAAGATCCATCATTTCCTCCAATTCGAGGTCTTCACCTTCCAATTGAATTTCATATTCCACATCTGCGTTTTCATCTTTCAAGTGAATTTCGTCATCTTCCTTTTGGACGATAACTCCATCTTGGTCACCCATCAATTTGAAAACCTTTACGAGTTCTTCATCACTCATGTTTGTGATGTCAACTAAATCTTCGTCTTCCATTTCATCTTCAAAATCCATTTCGAGTTCCTCATCATCCATAGACTCTAAGTCCTCGTCACCGAATTCATCAGAAAGGTCAACGTCCATTTCTTCTTCATCACCAAGATCAAGTTCGATTTCCTCTTCTTCTCCCTCGTCACCAACCTCGGTGCCAAGTTCAAGATCAAGTTCATCTTCCTCACCCTGTTCTTTAATCTCATCGGTGTCACCACCTAAAGATTCTTTTACTAAAGACTTGATTTCTTCCTTCATTACTGAAGCAAGTATTCCTTTTGTGTTTTTTGCAATAGACTCCTCCAAGTTTTTCAACTGTAAGAGTGTATCATCTAAT